CTAACAACAGATACGGCACCCGGCACCGTTTAACACAGGAGCATTAACGTGGCCACTTCGACATATCTCACAAACCCAACAGTCAATCTCGCCCCTACCACTGGTGGTGCCAAAGTTGATTTGACTGACCAGTTCCGTAGCGCCACAGTCACACTTGGCGTGGACTCATTGGAAAGCACCGCTTTTGGCGATACTGGCCATCGCTTCGTGCCGGGCTTGCAAACCGTTGCTGTAGAGCTTGAAATGTATCTTTCTTATGGTGCTGGCGAAGTAGAAGCCACACTGTTTGCCAACCTTGGCACAGGAACTACTGAACTAACTATCTCGCCATCAGGTGTCACAGAGTCTGCCAGTAATCCAGAATACGTAATTTCTAATATGCAATTAGTTGATTTTACACCGATAACAGGCGCGGTTTCAGAGCTCAGTATGGTCACAGCGTCGTTTATTGGCGGCACCTACGTGCGAGATATCACAGCCCCATAACCAAAGGAACCCGACATGAAATTAACACTCAACGTGGATACTGGCGAAGGCCCGTATCTAGTCTCAACCAGCCTGTACGTCATTGTGCAATGGGAACGCAAATACAAACGCAAGTCCAGCACTATTAGTGAGCAGGGCATCAGCATTGAGGACTTGGCTTTTATGGCTTACGAGTCAAGCAAACTGGCTGGCATCACAGTGCCTGCAGTCCTTGACGATTTCATTAAGCGTCTGGTGACTTTGGAAGTGGTGGATAATGATCCTGCAAACCCTACCCAAGCGGAACCTACCGCCATTCCTTAGCAAGTCTCTTAGTAGCCACAGGCTGGTGGCCACCTGCTGTAGAGTTTGACATTGCTGATCTAAATACCACGATTAAGCTGTTAAACGAAAGCCGAAAGCAATGAGCCTTAATACAAGCGTAGAAATTACAGGCTTGAAGCAGGCACTTTCTGAGTTAAGCAAGTTAGACAAGTCAGCGCGCTTTAAAGCAGCCGCCAAGATTAAGGCCAGTAGCCCGGCAATGCTCGAGGAAGGCCGTAAACAGTTCCCTGCCGATATTGGTATCTCTGTTATTCACGGATGGAAAAACAAAGGCCGTCTGGCTTACGACAAAGCCAAAGTGGACAAGGGCGTGCAGATTATGGTTGGTGGCCGTTCCCGTGGTCAAGGCATCACACCGCTGGTGACACTTGTGCAAAAGAACGCAGCTGGCGCACTGTTCTCGCAGGCTGGCTCTAAAAACAACAGCGACTTTTCACGCTTGCTAACTAACGTTTTTGGCAGGCCTCAGCGTGGCTTGTGGCGTTCACGCAAGTTCATCCAAGAGCAAGGCACTGCTGACATTATGAAAGCAGTTGATGAAGTTATCGCTGACGCTAATCGGGCACTTAAAGCAAGGCAGGCTGCATAATGGCTATCTATCTACCAATCGTTACGCAATTCAACCCTAAGGGATTAAAGGAAGCCGAGAAAGGCTTTAAGGATTTAGAAGGCGCACAAGCCAAAGCCAAATACGCGCTAGGCAAAGCAAACAAATACGCTGCCGTTGCTTTGGGTGGTTTAGTTGCTGGTCTTGGCGATGCTGTCAAAGGTGCGATGGAAGATGAGCAGGCACAGAAACTTCTTGCGCGTCAGCTACAGAAAACCACTGGCGCTACAGATGCCCAGATTGCTGCTAACGAAAGTTGGATAAGCACACAGGGCAAATTGCTTGGTGTCACTGATGATGAATTACGCCCGGCACTGGCTGGCCTTGTTCGTGCCACCATGAGTGTTAGCGAAGCACAAAAGGCTGCCACCCTTGCTATGGATGTTGCAGCTGCTAAAGGCATATCTCTCGAGACAGTAACTAAAGCCATGGAAAAGGCTTACGGCGGCAACATGACTGCCCTAGCAAAACTTTCCCCAGAACTACGCCAGATGATTAAAGACGGCGCATCTATGGAAGAAGTGATGGCTGAGATGGCTGTCACTTTTGGTGGTGCAGCCACTGATGCCGCCAACACTGCTGCAGGCTCTATGAAGCGTTTAGGTGTTGCCCTTGGCGAAGCCAAAGAAGGCGTGGGCGCTGCACTGCTACCAATTCTTGAAAAGGCTCTGCCAGTGCTGCAGAAGTTTGCAACGTGGGCACAAGACAACCCGACACTAATCACTGCTGTAGCAGCTGCTTTCGGTGTGTTGGCTGCCAGCATTGTTGTAGTCAATGCAGCCATGGCGTTAAACCCTGCTGTACTAATCACGGCTGGCATTGTGGCGCTTGGCGTGGCTCTAGCAGTGGCCTACAAAAAGTTTGAAACATTCCATACTTTGGTTAATTTTTTAGTTAATAACCTTGCACGAAATTTTGAGTTTATGGCTAACGCATTTATCACCATGGTTAACGTGGTTATTAAAGGCATTAACTTGCTTAAACCGGGCAAAGATATTCAGTCGCTTGGCGCTGTCAGTATCGGCAGGCTTGGCGAAGGCAACAGCGGCGGCAACACCGGCAGTGCCCGTGGTTTTGAAGCTATGGCTACAGGCGGCATTGTGACTAGCCCAACTATGGCGCTGATTGGTGAAGCAGGCCCAGAGGCTGTCATACCGTTGAACAAAGCCAATGGCATTGGTAGCAATGTCACTATTAACGTCAATGGTGGCGACCCACAAGCCGTAGTCGATGCATTGGTTAAGTATTCACGCCAAAACGGGTCATTACCTGCACAAGTCAAATTAGCGTCATGACAGTTTGGAATGATTATGTGGTTGAGTATTACACCTCTGGTGTTTGGACTGCTATACCTAACTTACAAAGTCTCACTTGCACTATTGGCCGAAAACAATTAACAGATTCTTGGTCTGCTTCTAACGCAACTTTTGTTTTTCGATACCCAACGGGCTTTGCCAGCCCTTTAGCAAATTTAAACATTGACGTACCTATTAGATTTCGTACACCAAACTACGCAGTAGGCAACCCAACTTGGACTGGCTACATCAAAGATGCTTCTGTGGAATGGGGCATTCCTTACAAAGATGGTGTTGGGCAAGCCGATTATTTAGTTATTAATGCGGAAGATGCTTTTGCTTTGTGGGGTCGCGTAGTTGGTGACGGTTATGTGGTTGGTGCCAACAATGTTAGCCCTGCCCTTACAGAAGCAACTTTGCACTTTGGGCTTACATGGATTGGGAACGTAAGCGCAGAACCAGTTGGGGCAAGCACTGTTGATAGTTCTTTTATGGACTGGACTCAAAAAATTCTTAACACTGTTCAAGGGCGACCATTAAACGGTTATGACAATTACCTAATCCCTTCTAAACCCCCAATTGCTTACATTCTTAGAAACGATTACATTACAAATGAATCGGTCAGTTTCTCAGACACTCTTAACGACGCCACCCACAGAATTTACGATCAACTAAATTTTGATAGTTTGGCCGACAACTATTACACCCAAGTTCTTGTTAAATCGCCCGGTCTTGCAGACCAAACAGCAGAACGTGGGGTTGCGCCATATCGCACTTTGACAGTTGATACTTTTTCTCAAAATGTGAGCCAAATGCAAGATATAGCAAATTATGTTTTGTTTATTTCACAAGGCCAAGTGATTGCCCCTTCTTCTATCTCCGCTGTGTCATCAGGCCAACACACCCAAAACCTTGAAAACTTGGGCGATGTTTGGCGCAACTGTGTTTCTTTCATTATTGAAATTGTTTTTAGGGGACAGACTTTTTATAGCCGTATTGAAGGTTCAACAATTACAGCAACACCTGAGGAAACTCGAATTACTTATTACTTATCACCCGAAGAGGCAAACTTGTGGTTTGTGTTAGACAGTGTGACAAGTGGTGTACTTGACCAAAATAGGCTTGGCTTGTACTGATGTTCGGCAAATTTATTAACAACAGATTAGGATATTAACTATGGCAACTCAATACACAGCAGGGCTAACAACCGGGCAGGTGCTCACAGCAGCCACGATGAACAGCATTGGGGCAACATGGGAAACCTACACGCCTACTTGGACATCAAGCGGCACAGCGCCAGCGTTAGGTAACGGCACTTTGACAGGCCGATACTGTCAGATTAACAAACTTGTTGTAGTGCAAATAGCATTAACAACTGGCTCAACCTCGACATATGGAACAGGCGCATATTATTTAAGCTTGCCCTTGACAGACACAACTAACATAAATGTTTTTTTTTCCTATTGGTTTTGGTTACATACAAGACAGCAGTGCAGGAACGGTCTATACAGTTGTAGGTCACCGCGCAAACACTGCTAACAAAGTAGGTTTCAAATATACTGCTGGTGCTTTTGGCGATATAGGTGCGACTGCGCCTTTTACGTTTGCAAACACTGACGGCATATACATTAATTGCACGTATGAATACTCATAATTTTAGGAGCAACATGGACACCGAACAAATACCAGACGAGTACCTGCTAGAACGCCTACGCAATGAACGCAACCGCCGACTAGCAGCTAGTGATTGGGCTATGGCATCAGACGCCCCGACAGATAAAACTGTGTGGGCAGAATATCGCCAAGCCTTACGGGACTTCCCAGCAACTTGGGAACCATCAGAAATTGCTGAGTTTCCTGAGTCACCAGCATGAAACGCTTAGCCCTGCTTAGCCTGCTAATCGTCATGCTCACAGCCTGCTCAGACCGTGTACGCCACAACTGCCAAACCGCCGGAACAGATCACGGAATACTTGAAAGGAAATGCCAATGAAACTAGAAAAAAGAATGACCAATGAGGAAATAAAAGCACGTCTTATATTTCTTGTCGGCATGGCCATCTCCATAGCATTTATTGGCTCAATCTTTACGCTGCTCTACGGCCTTCTGTTTGTTGTACAGCCTGAAAAAATGGCAGAGTCAGACGGTAAAGCGTGGGACTTACTTACCCCAATGGTGCTGTTCATTTCAGGGGCGTTGTCATCTTTGTTGGCATCTAATGGACTCAAAGACAAACCTAAAGACCCACCACTATGACCAAGGTTTACCCCTACAAAAAAATGGTGCTACCAGCCGAAGTTGCGAAAGTGGGCAACGGCAATCTGACGCCCGCAATGCTCAAGA